AAATGCTCCAAACGTGCTTTTATATGGTTGTATCTTACAATCACTTGGATACTTGAAAGGTCCAGCAGATATGATACAATATTATGATAAAATGTTTAACGAGTCTGTACAGGCTCTCGCAACATATGAGATGGGGCGTGACCGTAGAGACGAATTTCGAGACGGCGTTATTCGTATCCCTCTCGAGTCAAAGAACCCATAGGAGGTCAACATGGCAATTACTCAAGCTGTTTGTAACAGTTTTAAAGTGGAGATTCTGAAAGGCTTGCATGATTTTACAGCAACGACAGGGAACACTTTTAAATTAGCGCTTTATGATTCAGAAGCAACATTAAGTAAATCAACTACTGCATACGCAACACCGGATGAAGTAGGTGCATCAGGAACATATTCTGCAGGCGGAGGAGCATTAACATCAGTAACACCAGTATTATCAGGTGATACGGCTGTTTGTGATTTTTCACCTGATTTATCTTTTACGAGTGCAACAATTTCTGCACAAGCTGCTGTAATTTATAATAGTTCAACGGTATCAGGATTAACTACGAATGCTGCTGTTTGTGTTTTGGATTTTGGTGGAGTTAAATCTTCATCTGCTGGAACATTTACAATTACATTCCCTGCTGCTGAAGCCACTGCTGCAATTTTAAGAATAGCATAAGGAGATAAATTATGGCTTCCGTCCAAGGATGGGGCCGTCTGACTTGGGGTTCAGGTGCATGGGATGAATATGCTCCTGTAGACGCTACAGGCAATGGCCTCACGTCAAGCACTACAACTCCCACAGTTGTTACTGATCAAGTAATTACCGTTACTGCGGCAGGTTTAACATCTACTACAGGTGATGCCGTCGGTACAGGTATTGCTAATGCAACACCTTCAGGTAATGAATTAGAGTGGCAACCTATTGGGACATATATTGTTCAGTCAGATTATATTTTCCCTATTACAGGTACATCAGCTACTTCGTCAGAAGGAGATGTTACTACTACTGTAGAAATTAGAGCAGGATGGAATAGATCTAAAGATATTACCACAGGAGCTGCTATTGGTTGGGGAGATCAACAATGGGGTGCTTCGGGTGGATCTTATGCGCTAACAGGAGAAGATTTAACAGCAACAAGCGGAACGGGATCAACGGTAACTACTGATCAAATACTTTCACCGACAGCTAATGGTTTAACAAGTTCTCTTGGCACATATTCAATTACAGGAGATGCGGGAATAACTATTGTAGCAGCTTCAGAACCTGAATTAGATGCCTATACAGGATCTGTAGCTATTTCTATTTCCCCGACGGTTGAACCTGCGGGACAAGTAGGTACTTCTGCTGTAGGAGATGTATTAACATCTATTTTTGTTACAGGAGTTAGTGCTACTGCTAGTGAAGGCGATGCAACTCAAGAAACGACTTATCTGGCTCCAAGTGAGGAAGCAACAACTTCCGTAGGGCAAGTAAACGTTGAGGGTTCTGCGGTCTTTACAATAACAGGCGTTTCTGCTACAAGTAGTACTGGAACATTAGGCGGGATCTTTTGGTCTGTAGTCGATGATTCTAACAGTGCTTTAACTTGGAAAGAAGTAGCATAAGCCTGCATAAAAGTTTTGACAAACTTTATAATAACCAATAAAACTTTAGTAGGAGATTAAATGTCAACATATTCAACAGGTTTAAGAATAGAACTTCAAACCACAGGAGCAAATTCTGGTACCTGGGGTACCATTACCAATAATAACTTTTCTCAAGTATTTGAATTTGCTATTGCTGGAGTTTATGCGGTACCTGCTATTACAACTGGAACGTCAACAACTTTAACCAATGCTGATGGTCCTCAAACTCAAGCAGCCAATCAAGCTAGACAAAATACATTATTATTTAGTGGAACTGTATCGACAACTCATACTGTTCAATTCCCAGCTACTCAGAAGACATACGGAATTTACAATAATATTTCAGGCGGTGCAGACATATCTGCAAGGCTAGGAGCTACAGGTAATACCCTTACTATTTCTAATGGTAAATACCGTCTGGTCGCAACAGATGGAACAAATTGGTATGATATATTTTCTCTTGCTGGATTGGGTGAAACATGGGTAGAAAAAACAGACTCTGATTCTCCTTATACGGCGTCAGACGGTGATAACATTTTTGTTGATTGCTCGTCAGACGTAGTCACAATAACTTTGCCTGCATCTCCGTCAATAGGGAATCAGGTAAAAATCGTAGACGGCACAGGTAGTGCTGCTACTAATAACATTACAGTTGGTCGTAACTCTGAAAAAATTCAGGGGGCTACCTCCGATTTAACAATTAGCACTAACAAT